GAGCTGTAAACTTAATATTTATCATGATATTAATAAGTTGCGCCAATACATACATACCAACATCAAATCAAACTCAAGATGAAGTTGTTGTCTGCAAGGATTATGGTCCAGTATTAGACTGCATCGTGTCCGATAAGCAATCAGCAAGAGACGAGATTGAAAGGGTGTTAAACAGGTATTAATGAAAATACTAGCTATTAGATGGAAAGATGCTTGGATTGACGGAAGCATGGATTTGTCTATTGAAGAAGCTAAATTACTAAAACCTATCACCAGAACCACTGTCGGATTCTTCATAACAGAGAATGAAGATGCCTTTGTATTATCTACTGATTACTATGATGAAGACGGCTCAATCAACGCACCAATGGTCATACCAAAAGGCATGGTTATCCAAACAGCATTAGTTGATATAGGGGAACTAAATGAAGATACTACACATTGACATAGAAACAGCACCTCACAAAGTCTACACATGGGGATTATGGGGACAAGATATCAGCACCAAGAACATTATTGAAGCAGGTTACACGATGTGTTGGGCTGCTAAGTGGGATGGTAAAAAGGAAGTTATCTTTGACTCGGTACACGAATCTAAGCCAGAGAAGATGATTAAGAACATCTATAACTTACTTTCACAAGCCGATGCTGTTGTGCATTACAACGGTGCAAAGTTTGATATGCCTACCTTGCAGAAAGAGTTTTTCATGCTTGGATTAGCACCACTGGATTACAAGCAAATAGATTTGCTGAAAGTAGCCAGACGCAAGTTTAAGTTTGCTAGCAACAAACTGGATTACATTTGCCAGCAATTAGGTCTTGGAAGCAAGGTCAAGCACATGGGTATGGACTTATGGAAAGATTGCATGGATGGTGATGAAAAGGCTTGGAAGATTATGAAAAAATATAATAAACAAGATGTTGTGATTATGGAGCGTTTATACCACAATATGTTGGGTTGGATTGATGCTCACCCGAATCGTGCCTTGTATATTGATTCTAATGAACCCGTATGCAGAAACTGTGGCTCTAAAGATTTAATGAAAAACGGGAAGAAAATGACAAATACTGGTGTCTATCAGCGTTTTCAATGCAGGGGTTGTGGTAGAATTAACAGGTCTCGACAACAACTAGAGAAAAAAACAGGAGTAACCGTTTAATGCCCTACAAAAGTAAAAAACAAACAAGAGCCTATTACGCTACAGAAGGCTGGACTAAGCCTGTTAAGAAGAAAAAGAAAAAGAAAATGAAATGAGTAAAGGCAGTACACAAAGACCTATGCAAGTTCCTAAGAAGCAGTTTGAAGATGCTTGGGATAAGATATTTAACAAAGGAAAGAAGAATGGCTGATATAGAAGACGCATACAAAGAGTTTGAATTAGATTTTACTGACAGACAAACGCTCATAAAAGAACTCAAGCGTGATGAAGGCGTTAAGACTCACCCGTATAAATGCTCAGCAGGTAAGTTAACCATCGGCGTAGGTCGTAACATTGAAGATAATGGCTTATCAGAAAGAGAAATTGAATATCTATTGGAAAACGATATACGTTCTTGCGTCTCTGACCTTAAGCTGAACTTTAGTTTTTATAACGGACTAGATGGAACACGCAAGCGTGTATTAATTAATATGTGTTTTAACTTAGGCATCACTCGTTTACTTAAATTCAAGAAATTCATTAGAGCCTTAGAAGACAATGACTATGAAACAGCATCTGTAGAGATGATGGATTCACTCTGGGCAAAGCAAGTCGGTCCAAGAGCAGAAAGACTCCGTGATTTAATGAAATACGGTAAAGAGCATACTAGTTAAGTTTAGCGCCTAAGAAATTATTAACAGCTTGTTTCTTCTTTGATTTAGCAAATCGTATTTGTTGGCTAGTAACAAAGTTCTTAACTTTAGGGTTAATAATAGGGCTAAACTTGTACTCAATACCCTCAGGAAAGACACCGAACTTAGCCTTGTACATATTACCCGCCCATCCTTTCTTGTAACCTCTGGCTAACTCAATGGTCTTCAAGTCGCTGTACCATTCTTGTTTTTCATTGCGCATGACAGGCTTAAACATATCAAGTTCGTTATCAATTTCTTTAAGCATTTCTTGTGTGTATTCAATACGCTTGGTTAAAGGTAGCGTGTAACCGCATGAACATTTAATGCCTGTAAACATACGATGGCATTGCGGACATGATATGGGTTTCTTTTTGGATTGTTTGACTTGTTTCTTTTCGTTATATTTTTCTGTGCTTTTATGTAATTTATAAGGAATGACATCTTCAGCCATACCATGACGTTTTACGTTCTGTGCGTGGTCTAGTACGATAGCATAAGGTTTCTTATCAGCAATTCGCATGACACGACCATAGCGTTGTACATAATTGATTAATGACTTGGTAGGGAAACAATCAATCAGACACGCTACAGTCGGTTCGTCATAACCAGTGTTGAGTAATCTTGAACAGGATAAGATTTTAAATACTCCTTGGTTATGTTGCTCAAATAACTTTCTCCTTGTTTCAATATCCGTATAGCCATCTATGTGTTCTGCTTTGACTCCCGCTTCACGGAATTGTTGTACTAAATACTTACTATGCTTGATACTGGCACAAAAAGCAATAGTTTGTTTATCTTCTCCAAATTCTAACCAATTCGCTACGATATGACCTGTTAGTATCTTGTTATCTTCGTAGAGCCTACCCAGTTCATCTGGATGATAGTCAGAGCCACCTGTTGCTAAGGATTTGTTTTTAATGCCTGTTGTGTCAACTGATTGACCTACAAAGTATCTTACAGGTGCTAAAAACTTTTTCTCAAGCAGTTCTCTTGGTTTGATAGGAACGATTAGCTTTTGAAAGTAATCTGATAAGCCTTTACTAAACGGTGTAGCTGATAAACCTATGACCCTTGCTTTCTTTTGTGTTTCAAGCCATTTAAGCAATCCTTTATACTGGATATGACATTCATCAATAATAATCATGTCAAAGTTAGACATGATGCTTTGTGTTCTGTTTTTTAATGTTTGAACCGAAGCCACTTGTATCGGGTTTCTAAAGTCTTCCATTGGATGATTGGCTTGTAGTACACCAAACTTAATTCCTTGATTCTTAAACGTCTTGATGGTTTGGTCAACCAGTTTAATCCTATCGCAAACAAAGATAGCGCTTTTACGTTTATCTTGGTATTTCTTCATGTAATAAGAAGCGATAACCGTCTTACCGAAGCTACATGGCGCACCCAATACGATACGCTTTACCCCATGACCGAAATAATCGTCAATCTTTTCTATAGCTTTCTTTTGATGTTCTCTTAGTTCCATATTCTCCCTTTTATTACAGACACAGTTACACTCTTTCCCGCAATATATAACCTTTAACAACTGATAACTAGATTATATATTGATAGCAAACGCTAAAGTCCGAAGACTTGGTACTTGAATCGACACACGCCGTTAAGCGTATGAAGTCCCGCCATCTCAGTTAGCTCGACTTCGTTGACCTTTCGGTATTGCGGTACTCGTTGTCAGTGTGGGACAGAGCGAGATTTGTGAAGCCTTGCAGTTGGGTTCTTATTTGATTATTGAGGTAAGCGTACATCTACAACCCTCATTTAACTAATCTTAACTTAGGTTTTTTATCCGTGTCAATATCTTGTGTAAAGTTTTTAATCATAAATATTGGATTTGATTCTCCAATATGCACATCAACAAGATTAAATGTTACAAATTCTTCAGCATCTTCAACGCTCATTTCTCCTTGTTTTAACACAATCTCAACGCACAAGTCATAATCGTATATGAGACAAGGTTCTCGATTGGGCTGAGCTAAAGAGATGCCGATAATTGCATCATCAAAACCATTATACTTCAATAAATCCATTTTTTTTGATTTCCTTTGTTTTTTTCTGATATAATCGATTTATAGAGCTAGGTGTACCCCCGCTACTTTGCAGTGTGTTCTCCCCAACCCTAAGTTTCACTGACTAGCTCAATTAACTTCTTCAAGTACCATTCAGCCTTCAATAAATCCTCATAGGCTTTACCTTTATTCTCGTAACGCCAAATGTATTTCATTGAATTGCCTTTTAAGTAGCCTTTAAATTGCTCAGGTGTCATGCTTGCTTTAATCGCATCAATGCACTCAATATCACCTGTCGTGTAATGGTCAGGGTGATTTACATTATCTTTCTTCAATTCTTTTCTCCATGATTCTTGATTTCTTACTAAATATCTTTTTAATTCGTTGTAATTCATCATTGCTGTATTTACGCAATGACAAGTAATTTGATTCTAGCCACTTTACTTTATCCTCGCCTATCCTATTAATAAGATTAATACGATACGATATCGCTTCACCGTAACCGTAACGATTGCATCTGACACACTGTAGATGAATGTTCCATAAATGAAATCGGGTAAAGTTATGCCTACGGGATATGTAGTGTCCCGCATCCCACTTCTGGTTTAGGTAAGGCTGTCCACAGGATATGCACCCATAACCTCTGTAGATGTCTCGCATACGGACATAACGATTAACACAGGCTTGGGCTTCTTTGAGTAATTCTCGATTGGATTTGGGTTTAAGACGCTTTGCTTTCTTGTTCCTTAATTTTTCAAACCTCTTTTTAAAACTAGGTGTTTTTGTTTGTGCCACAGCAAATGTGGTTAAACATTCAAGATTACAAAACGCCTTAATCCCTCTGTGAATCATTTTATCAGATTCACCTTTCTTTTTGCAATAGTTACATTTACGATTCTTCATCTATGCTTGGAAAGGGTACATGAATACCCCATTCTGCGAACTTAGCATTTAATATATCGTAAATTTCACTTACTTGCCCACGCTTTAGCTTTGTTGTGGATTTATTTTCTGTCACAATCTGCATGATAGGCTTGAATAAGAACTCCTTAACGGAATGACTGGTCCAGTAAATATCAAAAGATTCTTTTAAAACCTTTCTCATATCCAGACCAGCCTTATTCAATTCATCAGCAACCATTGTGAACCACAGGTGCATGGCGCTGTTTTGTTGTAAGGTTCTTGTTTTCGGTGTACGAAATTGAATCTCAATCCAATCATTTTCACGCTTAAGCATCTTTAGCGATTCCATAGCGTTATTTAATTGGTCGTTATTCTCGATACGCCAATACTGACCCTGAAAAGGTTTCTTGCTTTCATTCAGTAGTTTCATGCTGATTCCCCAAATCTAAGAATCGCTTGATGTCCATACCGAACTCGTTAGCAAACTTCTCAACCCATTCTGATTTAATGCTTCCCATAGCTTTCCATCGGTTTAATTGCTGTGGTGTGATGTCAAGTTTCTTGGCTACATCCACATTCTTTCTCCCCGACAGCTTGATGGCTTCTCTTATTGATTTACCAATGTGATATTGCATTTGTTCTCCTTAAAACGGTATTTCATCGTTTAACATCTTGTCTACAACAGCACCAGATGTTTCCTCTTTCTTAATTTTAGGTGTAAACGTCATACGCCATTTAGGAGCTTTTGCGTTATCAGAATCAACCTTCATAAGATTAGCGTAATATTCAACATTATTAATCTTAGCTGTTCCGTTAAAATCAGCATGCCAGTCCTCAACTTTCTTATCGTTGACCCATAGGCTTGCTTTATTGTTATCGTCATATTGTTGTTCACTCATTTTTTTACCTCATTGATTTTAGTTACTAATAATTTTCCAAATAGGATTCCTTGTCTGTATGAACTCCTAAAAGGCTGTTCAGGGTCATAATCTGGGTTATAACTGACGTCTCTGTCTTGGTTATAAATCACAGCATCAATCACACCTTTGCAAAAGTTTTTGGGACTCATTAGTCCCTCATCCTCAAAATCTTCGTATCTGGCTAAGATTTCGCTATCAGTATCATAATTTTCCATTATTTTCTCCTAAGTTTTTCTGTTAATTCATTAATCGTATTATTGGCTTCATCAAGCAAGTTTTTAAGACAATGCAGAAACACATCATCACGCTCAACAGTAACCATCAGTGCTTCAGATTTCGGATGATAAGAAATAAACTGAAGTTTCTCAGCGTTACACACATACAACTGCATTTGTGTTTGTGCTTTATACTCAGTCGGTAATTTCGCATCTCGCAATACCTTTATCTGTTTTTTAGGCTGTGGACACTTAACCTCAAGCAAGTGTTTAGTTTCCTTGATAATGCCATCAGGTGAGCATCCGATACGGACATCAGGTTCGTCAATCGTAACAAACCCAATCTTCTGTACGGTCACATCATGAGCAAACTCAAAGAACTTAACAGCTTCATCTTCCGTGTCAATCCCATGTTGCATGGCTTCGGTTACAGGTATTTCATTTCGTTCACCCGTAATACGTTCAGCCACCATCTGATTAATCACATCTTGAAAGGTACTTGACCTTTTGCCATCAGCAGTTATCAACTTGCTTGCACCACTCGCTGTAATGCAACCTTGTCTCAACTCATGCCATTCATCAGACCTTTGGTCAATGTCATGTACTTTAATCTTATGCATTGAGTTTCTCCTTTTTCTTATTAAGGGCTTGTAAGGCTCTGCTGTAATCACCCTCAGTTAAGGATTCAACGCAATCAACTTTAAAGGCAATACAGAATTGGTCAATATCGGACTCGGTTTCCTCTATCAACTCATAAATCTTTGCTACCTTGTCTTCACTTAATTCAGCATTAGTAGAAGTAAAGTCACCGCCGTTGTAGATTTCTAATCCTAAATTGAAATGAACTGCCATGCACTTAACAAAGCATCTCCAATTTGCATCATTGATATCTCTGGTTGTCGGATTGGCTATAGATTTATTCTTGTAATCCATTACAGGTAAAAACATTTCACGCTGTACTGAACTCATGCCTCTGCGCAAATCAATCGTGCAGTAAGTCATGTATGTTGTAGCGCCCTGATAAGACGGCTCAACTCTAAAGCTAAAATCACTTTCTGGAAAGTTATCCAATAAACATTTGACAGCAAATGTCCATTTAAGATAATCCAAATTAGCTTTTCTTTGTATGTGTCCTGAGCAATCAATTGCACCGAAACACTCTCTGGCTGTTTGAGCCAATGGCTCGTATTGTTCTTGGGTCATTTTATTCTCCCTTAGTTAATTGAAATTAAATTATACAAAAATGATTATTAATGCGCAAGCAAAAAAAAGGGCAACCGAAGTCGCCCTTAAATTTATGCTAATGCTTTTCTAATTATGTCTATCTTTTTTTGTATGTACTTTGGTAGATTCTCGTATTTTAAATCTGAATAACCCCCACCATTTACACTTCCAAAATCTGGATATATCTCAAAATATTCAGGGTGATATTCCTCTCCATAACCCCCTGATGCGGGGTTTCTATCTAATGTCCATTTTAGGATTTCAACCATATTATAATTTGCGTTTTTATCAATATTGTCAAATTCTTGTGTATGCTTAAAATCAATGGCATTGTATATTAGTTCGTCTTCGTCACCTAGCGAAAACGAATGGACAACATCATCAATACATATTTGATATTCGTAGTATACTTGTGTTTGTTTTCTATCATTCATAATTTTCTCCAAATAGTTAATATTGTTCCAAATTGTTAAAGAGCAAATGAGCTTTTCAACTCATATATATATAGTATCATCAAAAGTGATTAGAGTCAAATCTAAATTCATAACAAAATCAATAAGTTACAAGAAAAATAAAACTTGACGATAATCAAAAATGATGATATAATCCGAATCTGTTTGAAAAAATATAAAGTAGCTTTTGAAAAAATTTCAAGTACAAGGTATTGACAAATGTATTTTTATGAACAATAATGATTATGTAATTAACTTAAGGAGAACACAAAATGAGTAAAAAAAGAAAAGTCATAATAGACAAAGAAGATAAATTAGTATCAACATCAATGTATAGCCCTAGAATCATTTTTGATGCAGGTGATAAAGAAGATAGCGATATTCTCGCACAGGCTTTTGACAAATATTTAGCTAAAAAATTAGCTAATAAGGAAAAAAATTAATGATTCGATTGAACTCTAAAGAAATTAAGCATTTAAAAGATTCGGTAGAGTATGAAATATCGCAATTTATTACTAAAAAGGAATATGAAATGGTAAAGGCAACGCTACCATTTAACAAAAATGGCTCTATCAGCAAAAGAGGTGAAAAGCAATTTAAACATTATCTTGAACTGTATCAGAATCATACTAGAAAAAAATTCTTTTTAAAAACTTTGCTTGATAAATTAAATAAACTATCGAAAGAATGAAGGAGAACGAAATTTACTTAATAAAAGAAAAGGGGATGAAGTATAAATGAAAGTAAAAGAACTAATTAAAGAACTACAGCAATACAACCAAGAAAAAACTGTAAATATCTTTATTGCTAAAGAATTTGGAGAAGACAATGTAGAAGATATTTATAGCGAAGCTATCTTAGATGTTATCGGTCAAGATGATACTGTAGAAATTTATTGTTTAAAGGAAGACTAAATGCCAAGACTTAGCGCAAAAGAATGGAAAAGGAGAGAAGCAAAAAAACTTGCTTATATTAAAGATATTAATAAACTAATAAAAACGATAGGGGGTAAAACTAATGGATGATGACGCATACAAGGATGCATTTTACGATTTAACTTGTGAAAACGTGCTAGATATGACCTTTTTTGAGTTATTGGGGCTAATTTTAAAGTATGAATACAAAAAAACAGTGTTAATAATCTTTATAAAAGGGTTTCTTAATTGGAATTTAAAGGAAAAAATGCAAGAGTGCGCTTTAAATATTAAACTAACAGAACCAGATGAAAATATATTTTTTATTTAAGGGGGAATAATGAGCAGTCAAGAAAGGTATAAAACTTTGTTAGATATGGAAAGAGAAAATGAAACGCTAGATTTCCAAATGTTAAATTTTGAAATCGACCAATTAATTATCACAGAAAAGAAAATATCAGAGGTAAGCGCTGAAATGTTGCGGTCTATCAATCTGGCTATTAATCGGTTACAGGACTTAAGGGAAAAATTAGAATCAGAGTTTGAAAGGCAAAACATCAAGCAAATAAAGGGAGCAAGAAAGCAAAAAGCGTTATATATGCTTGACGATAATGAACAAGATGAGCAATATTTTATAGGATAAGTCATTGATTTATAAAAGATTAAAGGGTAAATAGTGGCACACATTGGGGTTAAAATCTGTTATAATATTTTTTTTGCTCTTTTACAATTTAATTGCTTGACATAATCAAAAATGATGATAATATTATTTTGTTATTAACAATAAACAAGGGGAAACAATGCAAGTATATTACGCAAATTTAGGAGCTTATAATTCTGGATACATGATTGGAGATTGGCTAGAGCCATCTGAATATGACACCCTAGAAGCTTTCCAAAAAGCTATCAAGAAAGCCACAAAAAACGCTGATGAAGTAGCGATACATGATTATGACAACTTCCCAAACATGGGAGAATATCCAAGCGCAAAAGAAGTCTATAACTTTGCTCATCAAGTTAAAGAGGTTATCGATAGTAACCATAATTTAACAATGGACATAATCAGAGACTACATAGACTTAACAGGGCGAAGTATTGAGGAAATAGATTTTGATGATGAATTTATAGGTATATATAACACGCTCAAAGACTTTGCAGAATGGCATGCTTATGAATTAAATGACTTTGAAAGCATCCCTGAGCATATGCAAAGATATTTTGATTGGGATTATTACTCAAAGACCTTAGAGCAAGAATATATAATTGTTACAACTTCAGATTATAGCAAAGCCGTTTTTCACAAATATTAAACACTTTCTCCAAGTGGTTAGGCATCAAAGGGACTTCATGGTCCCTTTTTTGTTTAGGGTTGCATTTAATCATTTTTGATGATAATGTTATATTACTATTAACTTAATAGGGATAACTTAAACAATGAAAAATCTTTACAATGAAACAACAAACGCATTATTTAATGCTATTGATATAAAAAATACCATTGATACTAATCATCTAAACAATGTTAAAAGAGTACATGACGGCTCAGAAAGTGAGGATACTTTATATGATTTAATAAATGATGTTATATATTTCTTAGAAAATTTAACTGATGATTTACAACAAGAGGGGGGGGTTAAATAATGAAAATTAACAATAATGAATTAATAGAGTTATACACAGGAATCCAATTCCTTGAAAGTATAGAAGAGCCTCATACCCATGAGGGAGAAGATAAAATAATGTCTATTGTTAGACTCAATGTTTTAGAGCATTTAAGAAAACTTCTTGAAGAAAAGATAAAGTAAACATTAATGATTATTGCGTCAAATAATGTCGCACTATAAAAGGGGAAAATATGAGAACTAAAAGGAAAGTAAGAAACAGAACCGACATAAGGGTCTATATGATTAATACATTACTATTAATTATCTTTTGCTCAGGTGCTGTTCAATGTACTAATGACGGAATGAAAGAACTAGAAAGAAACAGCTACTCAAGTTATATCGAATAACTATAATTAAACATCATTTAACAGGGGCTGAAATATGCCCCTTTTTTTTATTTCAATTAATGCTTGACATACTAAACATTATTGATTATATTAAACATACTAACTAACACGGGGATTAAACAATGACTAAACAAGATAAAAAAGAACTATTAGCACGCAATAAAAATATAGCAAGGCTAGCCTCTCAGATTAAACAAGAGATAGACTATATATCCGATATCACAGAGGATAAAGATTATGAAGATGTCTACTCTATGATTCATGGGCTATCATGCAGAATTAACTCTTTATGCGAGTATGTAGACATGGGCGAGCTAAAGGGAGACAACAGCGAAGAAGAGTATGAGCTAATTACTGACGTTTTAGTAATTGGACACTTGATGAGGGCTTACCAATAGGCTTTAAAATCTAAACACTAAACAATAAAACACTTTAGGGGGCTTAATCGCCCCCTTTTTTTATCCTCAATTTAGACTCAGTCTAAACTCACCAGAATATCTACATTAAAACAGGGGTTAAGAACCTACATCTAAAATACCGCTAGAAGCTCCAAATTAGCCCCATTTAGGCGTTTAAATTGTTTGGGAATATGTTACCACTTGGGAGCGTGTTTTTTAGCTTAAATTTGAGGGTATATACCCCCTCTGGGTAGTCTTTTATATTGTTACTATAGTCATAATCCCCAAAAACCCCAGAATATCAATTTTTGATTTTCTGATTACGCAATACCCCGTATATTACGTCTGATAGGCATTTTCCATGTATTGGGCTTTCTTACGTTACCTACGGCTAGGTATCTAAAGGCATCTGCTGCGTGTGATGTCCAGTCGTGTTTGGGTCTGCCTCTCCATGCCTTACCGACATCATCCCACTCTCTGTGGTACTGCATTAGGGCATCCAGTCCTCTTTCGCATTTTTCTTCATCAAAGTAGCAATTAGGTATTAAGGTTCTTACTTGTTGGATACCGTCTTCTATACCTAACATAGGGGCTACATGGATATTATTCAGTCCTAGATTTCTCAGTACTTCTAGCCTTGACTTACCTGTAGTAAGTTCTTTGACTCTTACGTCATGGGGGAGTATGTGGCTTTCGTAGTTATAACCTTTATCCCGTAGTATCTTAACGTAATGGTCAAGTGCCATGCCTGAGTTCTCATAATAATCTATGATGCGTGTTTCAAGCCCTACAAACTGTGCAAACCATATAGCGGTGGTATCTGCCATACCCAAGTCCCATGCAGTGACTACCGATGTACCGTGGTCGTACGGTACTCTCATAATCCTGCCTTCGTTCTTGGATTTTAGTAGTTCAGGTGCATAGTACGCACCCTCTACGTAGACGATAAAATCGCCTTCCCAGACGTGCTGATAGATTTCAGGTCGTTTCTCTAAGTCTTCTAAACGTGCCTTCTCTAAAACCTCTGGAAACCAAGCATTATCTTGCCAGTTTATCTCTGCTATTATAGCATCATTTGGGGTATTTTGGCGGAATCTTTTGTGTGTAGCGCTATCTTTTGACTCTGGGTTCCATGTTACCCATATCTCTGAGTCGTCATCCCTAACCGTTGGTATCAGCTTTTGCCATGCTTTTTCGCTGACGTTCTCTGCTTCGTCTATCCACGCTACCAGTATCTTAGATTTTGACTTCAAAGAGTCTAGGTTACGTCTTAGACCACTAAAAGCGTAGTGTATCTTACCGTCACGGCTTTTAATGTACTTTTCCCCTATCTCAAAGTACTCATTGAGCCAATCAATGCTCTGTATGCTCTCTTTAACCTCTTGCAATGAGGATTCATCAAGTGAGTTTAAGTGTTCCCTAGCACAAAGTATAATACCTGACCTGCCTGATTTACCTAACTGATAACCTTTAACAGCGGTCATTAACGCAAAAGTACGGGTCTTACCTGACCCCCTACCGCCGTAAGCGCAACGATAGCGTGCTTCTCCGTTAAATACGGGGATAAGTTTATTCGGTATCTGTATCTGTGCTGTCTGAGTCGTCATACGCTGATACTCCTTTTAGCACAATTTGAGTAGGCTGTAAACTACCATCAGGGGAAGTAATCTCTGTTTCTGTTCTGTCTTTCTGACCCAGTACTTGCTTACCTAGCCATACCAGCATGGTAGCATTGCCTTTGTCAGCAGCTTGAATTTGTTTTCTTCTTAAAGATAATTTGCCTAAGTTACGCCCCATTTCAATTGCTTCAGCAATATCAGGGTCATCTTGCATCCTTCTTTCGATGGTTTTCTTGTTACAACCAAAATAAGCAGCAATTTCTTCCATTGTGCAGTTTAATCGGCACAACTTGATAATTTCTTCTTTTGTAAATTCTTTTTTAGGTCTACCTGCCATTAGTTTAGTACCTTACTTTCGTATTCGTCTAATAATCCCTTAAAAACAAGGAATCTCTCTATAAACATTTTATCACATTCTCGTGTAATCTGGATGCCGTAGCCGTCTTTTTCCAGTATTCTTACTATTTTGATGATATCGTCTATAGCTCGTGCATTATCCACAGGATAACCGTTCTTCTCTAACGCTGCTTTAATCTCGTCACGGGTTAATGGTGGTGGTATAATGTAATCGGCGGCTTCTAATAGTTTTTTTATCATTTACGTTTCTTAGCTGTCTTGGCAGCTTGTCTAAATGCTTTAGCAGTTGGCGCACCCTTGCTCCCCACTTTACGCATTTTCTCCTTTGAGCCAGCTTTAATACGTTTTCTCTTAGCGTGTATGTTTGCGTACAGTCCTTTAGCCATGATGTTTATGCTCCTTGTTGAACTCTTCCCAAGAAAAATAACATTTGCACTTAGGACACCAGAATAAACCTATTGTATCGTCTACCATTTTACTTTGTTTGCCCAGTAAGCAGCTGACATCTTACCTTTAGAGATATTTTTAGCGTGACGGGCTTTAAAGCTACGCCTTCTCGCTTTCTCTGATTCTGTTTTTGGATTCTTGCCAGCTCCAGATACACCTTGTGCCCCAAACCTAATAGTTTTTGTTTTATCTCCTTTTTTTGCCACCACAACATGACTTTTTGTGGGATGATTAGGAGTACTCTTTGGCTTATTATACCCTGATACGCCAGCTCTGGTTAATTTGGAATCTTTTGCCATACCAAATATTATACATCATGTTATAATGATTTTAGCAACAAGGAAAGAAAATGGCAATAACAACCTATTCAGAATTAAAAAGCAGTATTGCAGACTTCTTAAACAGAGATGACTTAACATCGGTCATTCCTGACTTTATTACACTTGCTGAAGCGCAGATGGAACGTGAGGTTAGAAGTTACAAGATGCAAAAAAGAAGTGAAGCTGAAATCGATACACAGTACAGCTCATTACCTACAGACTTTCTTGAGCCTATCAGGTTTCATCTTAACGATACTTACAAAACAAAACTTGAACTGACATCACTCGATGATATGTTAGAACTACGCAACAATACCGCTAACGCTACAGGCAAGCCAAGATACTATTGCCTTGTTGGAGACTCCCTAGAAGTCTATCCTACGCCTGATGCTGATTACGATGCCGAATTACTGTACTACAGAACACTAGATAAACTTTCTGACGGTAATACTTCTAACTGGTTACTGGAATCACATCCTGACGCTTACTTGTATGGAGCATTGATGCAATCAGCACCTTATTTGAAAGAGGACAACAGAGTTCAGGTCTGGAGTGTGTTATACTCTGGGGCAGTTAGTTCTATCAATACTCAATCTAAGAAAGTCTTAGCTGGCGGTTCGGGATTGAGAAAACGTATACGGAGTTATTAATGAGTTTAACCAACACATATGAAAATACAGTCCTTGACTGGCTTTTAACGACTGATTCAGCGACCAGACCTACATCTTGGTACGTTGGTCTTTTCACTTCTGACCCTACCGAAACAGGTGCAGCAGGAACAGAAGTATCAGGTGGTTCATACGCCAGAACAGCAGTAACCTTTAGCATTACTGACAATGCAGCAACCAACAGTGCAGCCATTGAGTTCCCAGAAGCAACAGGCTCATGGGGAACGATTACGCACATTGGTGTACACGATGCCTCAACAGGTGGCGCAATGATTGTTCACGCACCATTGACATCATCAAAGGCTATAGCATCAGGAGACGTATTTAGAATCAATGCAGGTGATTTAGATATCACGCTAGACTAAGATGGCATTGCGTACTGCCTACAATACTGGAGTCTATGACTCTGGTAAGTACGATAGACCAGAGGTATTTACTAGCACAGCGTCTCTAAGCGCATCCTCATCAACAACAGTCTCAGCACTGATTGTAAGGCTAGGAAGCTCCTCAATAGCGTCTACGTCATCGACTTCAGCAATTGGAGTTCGATTAGGCACATCTGCCGTATCGGTAACTACAGCATCAGCCGTTGTCATCGATTACGACAGAGTACGCACCAGCAACGTCAACGAAAGCCTAACCAGTACGTTTGCAACGACAGGGCAACGTATCGGACTTGGTGATGTCTCAGATACAGTTACATCCTCTACCAGTATTGATGCAACAAGAGTTGCTACCTCAGATACAAGTGCATCTGTAACCTCAAGCACCTCTGCTGATGGCGTAAGAATTGCACTAGCAAGTAGTAGCGATAGTTTCACCAGCTCAACAACAACAAATGCAGTTGTTATTCTTAGTGGAAACGCAAGTGCAGAAATAAATGCTATAATGACAGCAGACGGCGTAAGAGTTCAGCAAAGCTCTGCGTCAG